ACAAATGGCCGCCATCTCAAACGGAACCACCTGCATCTACGGAGTCGCGGGCGCTGTCACCAACCTCTTTGTCCAGAGCTACAGCCTCTCGTCCTCCTTTAACGCCGAGGCCACTGTGGTCGACGAAGCCGGCCTGACCAAGACCCACCGCCTGGATGACCGCAAGAGCGAGATTACCATCGAAGGCATCGCCAAGACCTCGACGATGCCGGTCCTCGGCGCCGCCCTTTCCTTCACGGTGAACACCGCCTCCGCCTATCCGGCTGGCTCTGCTTCCGTGTCCTTTGTCGGCACCATCACCAAGATTGACGACAAGGGCTCCAACAAGGGCTTCACCGCTGTCACGATCACGGCGATTGATTACGAAGGCATCACGCCTGCCTAATTGACACCCCCGAAAAGGGGGCAGTCTAGAGGATAGTGGACCGCCGCTTCCTCAACGCCTACGTAGACCCGGCTCCTTTTAGGATTCTGGGTCGAACTCTTTACCCGTGGTGCCTCAAGTATCGGGTGCGTCTGATGGCCTTCGATTCCCCGCTGGTCACTGGCTCCCGCGGCATCACTCCTGCGGACCTTATCTTTGCCTGCCAGGTGTGCGCCGAGGAACCTCTAGGCGGCGCCATTGGCTGGGTGGATAAGTTGCGCATCCTAAGCCTTCAGCGTAACCCCGCAAAGTTTGAGCGCCTGCTGGAAGCCTTCGCCGGCTATATCCTCGTCCAAGACTGGCCGAAGTTCTGGGAGCAGACCAAGACCAAGTCAGGGGGCGGCGACAAGGGGGTGCCTTGGCCGCTGTCCATCGTGGCCAACCTGATCGCGTCGGGCATCCCTGAGCAGCGGGCTTGGGAGATGCCGGAGTGTCAGGCCATCTGGCTCAACTCCGCCCTGGCTATCCGCAAGGGTGCGGACGTGGCGATCATGTCGCCCGAGGAAGAAGCCTTCATGGCCGAAGAAGAAGCCAAGGATGCCGCTGCGGCTGCTTCCAATCCTGCAAAGGAAAGCACCCCCTGACATGGCCCAAGACCTGACAGTCAACATCAAGACCACCTCCGACGTCCCGCAGGCCATGGACAAGGCCAAGTCTGCGACCGTGTCCTTCGGTAAACAGGTCGAGGATATCCAGAAGAAGTTTAGCACGGCCTTCAAGGACATTGCTTTTGCGTTTGTTGCCCCGCTCGTCCTGCTGAACACGGCGATTAATTTCATCTCATCGGCCATCGAGAAGCGCAAGCAGGACATCAAAGAAGCCTATGACTTTGCAGTCCGAGCCGAGTCTAAGTATCTGGACTCGGAGACTGTTGTCCTGGCTAAAACCCGGGCCGCTAAAGAGCAGGACGAGAAGGATCGCGAGATGGCCAAGACCGCCAAGCAAACCGAGTTCACCAAGTTCCTAGAGCAACCCGGTATGCGCGACAAGGTCGCCGATGAGATTGGCGGCTTCCGAGGCTTCCGTCTTAAATACGGTCTGGACGCAAACTCTGCCGAAGACATGGCAAAGGCCGCTGATGTGCAGGGCGTTATCTCTAAGATGATTGCCCCCCTTGTTGACGCCAGCAAGAAGACCGTGGAAGACAAGAAGCAGCCAAGCGGCACCAACTTCAAAGCCCCAGAAGGTATCGGCAACGTGATCGGCGTCGGAGCCAACCCGGTGCTCGAGGCCATGAACTCCCAGCTCGAAGAGCAGAAAAAGACCAACACCATCCTCGAGAAAATCGCAGGCGACCCTGGAGCCACATCCTGGATGAACTCCACCCCTTCCCGAGCCGCCCTGCTCATGGGCAAATAATTTATGGCTATCGTAAAGAACGGCAACGCCCTAACCACCCCGGTTCAGCAGCCAGGGGCTAAGATTTCAGACGACGGCTACGGCCTGCTGACGGCCACGGTCGTCTGGAAGGCAGACGACTCCGCCGCCCTCGGCTCGGTCGTGAACCGCGGCTCGACTTGCCCTATCAACGCAAACTGCGCGGCCCATCGTTACAGCATCACCTATGACGCGCTGGAGGTCGCAACCCTTACGGTGGACTACGTTGGCATCGACGGCGGAGCGACCTCGACCGATCCGCAGATCACCGGCTCGCAGGGCCTGACGTCGGAAAGCATCACGACCCACCCGAACTTCTTTGAAGTCGCCACCGCGCTTGGCTTTTCTGGCTCACCGATTGCGGGCGTGGGAACTGGCTCGATTGCTACTCCTGCTTACCCTGCGGTTGCTGGGGTAAGTGACCAGTATGCCGGAAACAACGGCGCAACCTTTGAGGCCGCAATTGGTCGCAAGTTCCTTGGCTTCCGAAAGCCCGAGTTCAAGGACTTCTACGGCAAGACCAACTACCTTGCCCCGCAGTGTTCACTGTCCGGTGTTTTCTACACGAGCAGCTCGGCCTTGGTCGTCAACTTGCGTAACGCGGTCGGCAAGACCTCCGGGGACGGAACCTTTGCGTCAAAAAACTTGGTGCCGACCTACATGGGAACTTCCTTCACGATCAGCGGCAAAAACCAACTGCTCCTGGCTCAGGTATCCTTCGAAGACTTCGGCCTGCTCTACAAGGTCCAGTATGAGTTGCGCTTCAACCGCGAGGGCTACGTAGCCAGCGTCTACGCTGCTGCCTGATGAAGATTCAACCCGGAGTCGGCTATAACTTCGACTCGTCCTCGAAGGGTTTCACGCTGGACACGTCCGACCCGTTTCCGTCCGCCACTAACTCTTCGCCCGACCACCCTTTCAAGGTCAAGATCGTCGCAGTCGTCAGCGGCGCCATCCGCTTTCAGGTCATTACCGGGACGCTGAACAACCTAGTCCCAGAGATGGACGATGTCATCGGTGGCGTCGAGAAGCTGCTGGACAGCACGACATCCGGCGTCCCTACGCCTCCCACGAATGTCCTGACGTTCAACACCTCGACGAAAGAGTCCTGGGTCTATCTCCGCGCCGGCCCTGAGGCCGCGTCCCCGTACGCTTTCCCAGACCCGAACATCGCTAATACGCCCTACCCAAAGGTCATCTCGTCGAATGTCGAACTGACCGACACCGACACCAATGGCTATGTCCTGCTCGCCAAGGTGGACGTGGACAATGTCACGGCCCCGACCGTCTGGACCTTGCATCAGTATGTCAACGGCTCCCTCTGGGGTGACCGCGTAAAGGTCAATGGCATGACCGCCAAATACTATTACGCCCGCATCTGATGGGCGTCCTGATCGGAGCAACGGAAGCCAACTCCACTTGGGGTCGCAACCGCACGCCAATCTTTAGCACCTACTTTGGCATTTCTGGCGGAGCCCATAACAACGTCGCGACTGACGGCTGGGCCTCCGAGGCTAACACCTTCTTCCGCTGCTCTCAGTGGTGGAACTTTGTCAGCTGGACGGACTCGGGCGGCATCCCCCAGACAGGCTATCAAGGCCCCCTCGCTTTCCCTGGCTCACCTTTCCCTGCCTCGTCTGCCTTCTATGTCGGCGGCTATAACACCGACCCGGCAGAGACCTATGCCCCGAACTACCTCGACGACGTGGAGGTCCAAAACGTCTGGGTAGGTCGGGACGTGGTCATTGACGCGACGACCTACACGATGGCCTACTCGGCGCTTAACGGCGTCACTGGGTCTTTCCAGACGATCACGAGCTCGACGGACGTGGTTTCCTTCGACCTGTAACCCCCCCCCTTCCAATCGGGGCAAGGTTAAGACCCGATGAGCTGCAACACCGTCACCTTTAAACGCGGATCGTCCTTCTCGGCCTCCATGGTGTGGAACCCTGAGCCGGGCGGCATCGCGAACCTCGTCGGCGTCACGGTCACCTCGAGCATCATCGACGCGCAGCAGAACGAGTACGACCTCACCGCGACGGTGGCTGTCGGCGGCCTGTCCGTGGCCTTCGTCTACCCGGGCTCGACCGCTGACTGGGCCATCGGCACGGCCAAGTGGGACATCAAGTTCCTGAACGGCGGCACGGTCTTCTACTCCGAGACGATGCGTATCGACCTGATCGGTCAGGTCACCGCCTAATTTCATGTCCCTTACGATCACTATCCCTGGAGCGGTTGACGTCACCACCGGGTCGATGGCCCCTGCTGTCCTGACCATCGGCGTCGGCGTGCCCGGAGCCCAAGGCCCGCAGGGTCCGGCTGGCCCGGGCGTCCCTGTAGGTGGCACGGCTGGCCAGTACCTCCAGAAGATTGACGGCACGAACTATAACACCGACTGGGTGACGCTCAACCTTTCGGCGTACCTGACTACCAGCGCCGCCGCGTCAACCTACTACCTCCAGACCAACCCGGCTGGCTACATCACCAGCGCTGCGCTCTCGCCCTACCTCCTCAGTTCGACGGCGGCCTCGACCTACCAGACCCTCTCGGGGATGTCGTCCTATCTGACGACCTCGACGGCGGCCTCGACGTACGCGACCATCGCCCAGGGCCAGCCCACCTCGGGCACGATCGGGCAAGTCCTGACCAAGAACTCGGGCACGAACTACGACTCGTCCTGGCAGACCCTCATCCCGGGCGACCGCTACCTGACGAGCTCGACGACGAGCAACACAATCGGCAACGGCAATAAGACTTTCACGATTGGCACCGGCCTCTCGTACACGCCGACCCAGAGCATCACGATCTCTTACGACGCGTCGAACCATATGCACGGCGAGGTGCTGACGTACAACTCTGGCACGGGTGTGCTGACCGTGGACATCAATCACAACACCGGCTCGGGCACGTATACGGCTTGGACGGTCAACGTGGGCGGCGTAGTCCCTGCGACCTCCGTTACATGGGGTAGCATCACTGGCACGCTCGGCGACCAGACCGACCTAGCCACGGCGCTGAACGCCAAACTAGATTCGGCCACCGCGACGACGACCTACGCCCCCATCGCTTCGCCGACCTTCACGGGCGTTGTGACCATCCCTGCGGGTGCGTCCATCTCGGGCTACGCTCCCCTCGCATCCCCCGCCCTGACGGGCAACGTCACAATCACGTCGAACTCGACGGGCCCTGCGCTCTTCATCGAGCAGGCTGGCACGGGCAACATCCTGACCCTGCACGACCAGGCTACGGACACGAACTTCGTTGCCATCGACGCTAACGGCAAGGTCAACACGATTCCTGCTGAGGCCACCAACGGAGCTGGTTTTAACATCGCCCACGGCGTAGCCCCGACGACCCCGGTGAACGGTGACGTCTGGACGACGACCTCTGGCCTGTTCGCCCGCATCAACGCGACAACACAGCAGTACGCGGCGCTCGGGTCTAACGTCACCTTCTCGAGCGCTTCCAGCACATTCGGCAGCTCGACGGGGGCCGGCACGATTAACGTGGCCTCGGGTGCGACCATCAGCGCCT